CCTAGAATTGTAAAGTACTTCCCTCCTGTTCTATCTGCAAAACCCATATATTTTTATTTGATATTGTTGATTTGATAAGTAGCGAGATTCCCCGCCAGATTTTGATCTCATAAGAGTTCGAAACCTTTGCTGATTATACGCTTATGTCGGTGTCGGTGCAAACATACGTACCTGTGCATAACTCGACTTTTACACGTTGCCATTCTTTCTGTGCCATTCTAAATGATGTTTTCTGCATAAAAACAACACATTTAATGGATTTGTATAGTCTAAGTGATGAGTCTGAACATCTTCTTTTTCGCCACAAACTTCACAATCTTTTATTTTTATTAAACCCTTTTCAATCGCAATTCTTGTTTCGTTTCGAGTTCTCCTGTTTCTTATATGATTACTTCGAGGTCGTGTAGCCACTCGATGTCTTACTTTGAAATAGTCGTCTCGATCAGATTCAAGCTTTTTTCGCAATAGAAAGTGCTCGTTGCACAAAATAGATTTTGATTGAATATTAACTCTTTCAATTCCATCTTTGTCACAAATTTCACACTTCATCTATGTCGATTGGGCATTAACCTTTTTAATAATTTCATTCCATACTCGTTCGGTCGCGTCCTCATCCCACCACTGCGGGTTATCTCCTCCCGCAATGTAATCTCCAGACGCTCCGATTCGAATTGGTGTCCCTGATTCAAGTGTGAGATTTTTTACTTCCGGCTGGAACATAAGTGTCCCCGCTTTTGGATACCATATGAATTTCCCTTTGAGGTCTGGATAGAATAATCCAATTTGCCATGGTTGATGTTTCAATATCGTCACTCCCATTTGTGCAAGGAATTCATAGTCAACCCCGCCGTCGTAGTCTTTCATATCCCAACAATTTGATTATATTTTTGATAATCTTCTTCAGTTGCTGGTTGCCCCGTAGTTCGATTAAAGTATATCCGCACTTCACCATTCCAGACACCAAATCGGTTCTCAGTATAATTCTCTATTTTTGTGTTTGGTGGTAGGTTCATGGCATTCAACCAATGCTCTAAGTGTGGGGTGTGGCCGATGATTTTTGTCATACAATCTCCGCCAAGCCCTCCGAATTCGTACACTTCAAAGTGAGTGTTCGCTCTCGGTAGACCATTCTTCTTAAAGTCACCATCAAAATCAGCGACTAATTTGTGTAGCGTTTTTTCTGGGTTTGGTAGTAACCGAACTTCGACAAGGCATCCCACTGTCAATCTTAGTAACTCAGGGCATACTGAGCGAACGTGCGCGAGAGCTTTTTCTTTTTGTGTGTTCATAATTTATTTAGCGCTTAAGTACTGTAGGCAGTACGCTGGCAATTTGCCGATAAGTTGAAACGATTGCGACTCACACCACTCTTTTTCTGATAATGGTTTTAGGTCTCCGGACGATTCTGTTGCTAAGTAAAGTATAGCAACACCGAAACAGATTATTATACCGATAAGGCTAAGTGCATCACGTATGTCTCGCAATGGATTTTTCATGCTGTTGGTTCTTAAAGTTTTTAATTAGTTTTTGAAAGTGCTTACCTGAGCGATTTATGTTGTACGGAATAGTGTTGATGTACGCTTCAAGTCGCGTTCGGTCAATTACTTTTACTGCTTGCTCGTATTCTTCAGCGGTTTTGATCATGTTAGTTCCACAACCAAATACCGACAATGACTAAAATTCCAATTCCAAAAAATATAATTTCTGCATTCATACTAGTATCGTCGTCGTGATTTAGCTACTAAGTCCTCAGTGTACTTCTTCCCCACTTCTCGCAGTTCCTCTTCAGTAAAATCTTTTACTGGTACAGTCACTGGCTCATTTGTGTTACCGATTCGAACCTGAAGATAGTTTGGTACGGTCGGGGTTATTACTTCTGTTTTCATATATGTTTTTAATTTTTTCAATTACTTGTTCGGTAGTAAACGTCTGTTTGTGGCTTATGCCGACATAAAAGTCGCAGTCATTCGCCTTCTGTCTTTGATAGATAGGTTTATGGTTTGAAAACCGTATCTTGAATATGAAGTCATCTTTTGTGATGAAGACATATTTTGATCGCTCCACTTCGTAAATCTTCGCCTCCCAGCCATCGCGCAACATCTCACGCATAAACAATAGATACTTTGGTGTGCTGTATTGCGGTGGGTATTTTTCAATCATCGCGTCACACCTGAATCCATTTATTTCTTTTGCTACGTGGTAGTTTGCTCTAAACTTATCGCGTTTGCTGGCACGGCCCCCAGACTTCAATCCCTTCCGATGTCGCGTAAATTTGATACTCATATACTCCTGCGTTATTTTCCTGAATAGCTTCCCCCGGTTTAATACTTTTTAAGTAACACCATTCACCCCGTATTTTTAAGGTCTCTTGCTTTGGTGTCGATAGGTCATTAAACAATTTAATTATCATTGGTGGTAGCCATATCACAGCTAAACAAATGATTACTAAAATGATGGTGGCTTTTGTATATGATTTCATTGCAATGCTTTTAGGCGGATAAGTAGGTCATTAAGCAAAACAATCATAGCCTTGAGGCGGATAATTTCCTGCTCTTCCGCTGTTGTGCTGGTCGCTGTCACTTCTTGCTTTTCCACGACGCGGTCAACTGACTGTGTCGCTGGTTTCATTTCAGGACATTCGATAGTGTCAACTGAACACATGAACAGCTCGCGGTCGGTTGCTCCATGCGCTGTGCTTACTTGTAACAGTGCAATGGCTCCGCCGATTAGTATTGTTTTAATCATAAGTTTCATTAGTTAATTGTGCTCCTCTTTTTTAATCATGTCGAGGACTTTTGCCGTCCGTTCCATGTCTTCTTGCTCCATCGCCTTTACGAATTCATCTTCTTCGGGACACTTCCCGCCTTCCTTGCTCGGACAATACACGTCTAAGCAAATAGGGCATGGCACGATATTATTCCCGTCACTATCGTAGTCGTCATCAAGATTCATAAGCTATCTATTAAGTGGCATTAGTAACGCTGTTGCCGATTGTGGTGCCTTGGGGTCAAGGTTCACGGCTTCGATAACCATCGGCTTGTATGAGATGTTCATCGGCACTTTAATAGTCACCTTGGCAAATTTTGGGTCAATATTTTTCATTACAGATAGAATCTCCTCAAGGTATGCCGCGTTCACCATGATTTCAGCATATTCAAGTGCCTCAAGGCTCTTCTTGGCTCTATCAAGGTCTGGGTATGTTTCACCGTCAATTTCACTTCCTTTTATTGGTAACAATTCAGTCGGCACCATGTCGCCTTTTTTAAGCTTCACTGTTTTCACGTCATCAGCGAAATACAGTACAGGCTTGTTTAACTTTGGTCCCGCCGCGCTAACTTCAATCATTCTAAATGTATCGGTCGCCATTGTTCTGTTACCGCAAAACGCTACGCAAGCAAGTTCCGGCTTGATTCGATTCCGTGTCGCTAATTTAGCCACGGCTAGGTTATTTTTATTGTACATATACCTATACTCCGTTGTTAATTTCTAATTTAATGTAGTCTTTTGTCATCGCCTCCCATTGCGTCACGGTGTGGATGCCGTTTACTGTTTCAACCGTGATATCTTTCGTATTTCTGATACTCTTCAAAAACCTTTCTTTTTGGTTTTTGTTAGCACAGAACACGTTGAATAGTCGGCCATTTTTGAATCTGATTGTGTAAAGTGTCGTTTCCATATATCTATTGTTTGATTACTTTAATATTAAGATGCCTCTTCCGTTGTAGAATTTTGATCCGTTTCGCTATCTCACTATCTCGCACCGTGTCATAGCGTTCCTGCCCGTCCGCTGTTATTGAGTAGATTGTCGCCATGTCGATTGGGCATTAGTCAAAATGCTGATTAGTTAGCTGATAAAAGCGTGCTATCTGTTTTTTAATGTAGGTCGGTACACGGTTCTCATTCTCATATGTGATAACTCCATCATCATATTTGAAAGCATACGCTGATAGCATAGTGCGGTCATTGTCAATTCTGATTTGCTTTTTACTCAAGCGCACAAGTCGATAGATTGGATTTACCCGCCATGAGTACCCGCTTACACTCTTTTGTATAACGGGAAATTTGCTTATTTTTGTAGCCATACCGCCATGAGTTTATTCTCGGCACTGTCTAGCGCCTCTAATAATTCCGCTTCGGTGTGGTCGTTCGCGTGTTCGCTGTACGGGTCGATAAATTCGCCGTCTGCTATTTCTGCTCGCGCGTTGTTTATCGCTTGCATGAGTACGTTGTATTCAAGTTCAGTAAGTTGCATATTATGATTGTTCGGTTACGTCTAGGATGATAAGTTCGCCATCGTAAGAATCAGAATCGCTCGCAATGGTCTCGCCATCAAGTACCATCTGTTCGGCTTCTTCTTGAGAGTTCGCCGTCACAATATGAGTAACGCGCGATATTTCTTCAACTTTTATATGGTATGTGTTCATATTAGAAAGACATGAGTAAAAAGCTTTTAATAGTTTTGTATGTGTCCGCTGTCGTGTCGATGTTTTCAACATCAAGCACAGTGCTACGCTCTTCTAACCATTCGCGCATTTCTGCCTCGGTCTTTTCTCCGCTGTCTTCTTCAGGGCTGTATTGGTCGTATGCTTCTGCAAGCGTGTCAAACTCATTCCATTCGCAACGTATTGCAACGGGGTCAAGTTCAATATCTTCGCCTGTGTCTTCGCTCAATTGCTCGTAATATTCGAACAATGCTCGACATGCTCCGTAACTCCATCCCGCGTATTCGTCGGCCATAAGCACGTCACGGAATCGGTATTCGTTTACTGTTTCTTTTATCATAGTGTTAGTTATTTAGTGCCATTTCTAATGCGTCATTTATAGTGCCTGTGCACTGTCCACCGTCGATAGACGGCTCGTCGTTTTTGTACGCTTCTCGCGTTTCGTAGATATCATAGATATATCCTTCGTCATCAGAACACGGGAATATGACAATGAAATTGTCGCCGTGCTGGAATTCCAGCTCATTCTGATAGTTTAGTGACTTTCCTACCAATTCAATAATGTCGTTAGCTGTTCGGTCTTCTTCTTGTGCGACATATTCCATTGTCGCCATGTCGTTTTTATCGTCTGCGTCTAACACGCGTATTTCGAAGATTTCCATACTATTCAGGGAGGCTATTCAACCAATCGGCTACCTTTTCCGCGTCGGCCATGATTTCGTCGTAGCTCTCTTGATATTCTGGATATTCTTCAGGGTCGAACACGTCGTGCGCGTGTTCATCTGCGAAACGGGTCACACTATATAGTAGTGATTTCATTTCTGGTGTTAGTTCAATTTGCATATTGTAGAAGTGTTATTTTTATTAGATGCCCGCTTGAATCGCTTGAAAGTCGTAGTGGCCGGCCATGAGATACAAGGGGACGACTAGGACGATAAGGAGGACTGTCACGGTGGTGTTATGGTCTTCTTTTTTGGTGTGGCGGTCGCGTGGTCGTACGCGGTCGCTAGGTTTTTTGATGTCGTGATACATAGTTTTATATTTAAGTTGTAAGCGAGTTACTACTATATATGTGTAACTCTTACCATCTATTGTATACGGTGGCGGTGCCGGTGTCAAGCACTAGGGATGTGGATACTGTGGATAGCGCAAAACCTCTCTTAAATGTGGTGCTTTTTGTGGTGGCCAAAAAAGCTATAAGGTAGGACGGAGGGAGGGGAGAAATGAGGGGTCTTTTCGGGTAGGTGTGGCGGTGTCGTTCGGGCAGGAAAAAAGATACTACAACTCTTTTATGCCCTTGTCAAAATATTTTGGGGCAAAAAGTTTTCGAAAAATAAGGCTCAATCCGGGCATAAGTTTTATGCCCACCTTATGCCCGCTCTTATGCCCACCCTAAAAAACCTTTTGTTTAGGCCGTACTTTGAAGTTTTTGGGCATATGGGCATAAGATTTTAAAAAAAAATCCTTTTTCACTTTTTTATTTTATTTTGTAGAATAATTACTTTTTTAAAATCTTATGCCCATGTGCCCACTTTTGACGCTATTTTGTTGTTTCAAGCCGTGGAATGTGCACTTTTTTTGACTGGGCATAAGATGTGTGTTAATTCGTTTGTGCCCCCATTTTTTCAGTAGTGTGTCAAGGGTTAGCCATGCCCTATGATTGTGATTTTTTACAGTGATTTTTGTGCGCAGTTTGTGAGAGATTTGAGACGTGAAAAAAGAGGGAGGGGGGTGACCCCTTTGGCACACTCCCCCCTATATATATTTAATATGTACCCCCTACCTCCCAAGAAAAATACGTCAGATCTTCCCAAGTCTTTTTTAGAAAAAAACCTTAGCTAAGGTAAAAAGCTTAGTATTTATTTTTTCCATATAAAAAGTCCCCATAAAAAATTTTTTCCCAAAAATCTCCTCACACCCTTTTTGATGTGATATAGTTTTTATATGAAAAGACCACAAACAGGATCTACCCCTAGACAGTACGCGTATGCAACACGTCGCTTAAATGGTGACGGACGCTCAAAGAAAGAAATGGCTCTGCTCTCAGGGTTCTCTCCAGCCGTAGCTGAGAATGTGAAAGCTAAAGTTGAGAATACTGAGGGGTATAAAAATGCTGTGATTGAATTGGCTACCAGAAGTAATAACCTACTCCTTGCTGCCATGGCCGAATACGAAGCTCGTGGCCTCAAGAACTTCTCCAATAAAGACCTCAACGCTGCACTTAACGCTATCGCCTCAGCATGGGACCGAGTCGAGAAAGTTCGAGCTCCTGAAAAAATGAAAACACCAGACGGAAACCCGCTTCGCGCTGTATTCACAAAACGAGTAGAAACCCAGACAGCCGTTTTTGAATCCGCGCCGGAGGAACCAGCTACCGCCAAAACTTCGGAAGAAGAAACCCCAGTGATACACGAAGCGGAGGAGGAGGTTGTTGAATCTAATCCGTTTGATGAAGATTAGGTATGGCATCAGCGCAATTTCAGAAACAGCACAACGCGAAGATTGTTGCGGAGCTTACGCAGAACCCGGAGCTGATTGATAGTAAGCGGTGGCGAATGGATAATCTGTATTGGATTATCACGAAGGACGGGACGAAGGAGCTGTTTGCGATGAACCGAGCGCAGCAGCACTTTTTTGATAATTACTTAAATCCAGAAGATCCGACGAAGTTCTACTATCGGCATATCGTATTGAAAGCTCGACAGCTTGGCTTTACGACGTTTATTGATATTTGGATATTGGATGAGATTCTTTTTAATACTAACCGTGAAGGGTTGATTATTGCGCATACCCTGATGGACGCGACGGAAATCTTCGACCGTAAGATTGACTTTGCGATTCGCAACATGAGTGAGGAAGTGAAAGGGGCATCGTTTAAGTTGGTGCGAAACTCAGCGAAGAAGATTCAGGTGGTGGTGGACTACGGACCGGAAGAAGGTTCCACCTCTTCGATTCAAGTGGCGAACTCAGGACGTTCGGGTACGTTCTTTTATGTACACATCTCGGAGTTTGCTAAGTTGTGTTTGCTCTTTCCTCAGCGAGCGAAAGAAGTGGAGACAGGAACATTTCCAGCGGTCCCATTTGATGGGAGTATTTTCATTGAGTCGACAGCGGAAGGTATGGCCGGGAGATTTTACGAGTTGTTTACTGAAGGTTGGCCGAACAAAGAGAACATCACGCCAATGAAATCGAGAGTGATGTTCATGCCGCACTTCTATAACTGGCAGTACGACGATCGGGAAATGGACAAGATTACGGAAAATATTCCGACCTCTCAAATGGAGATGTGTGAAATTGACTGGGCTGAGTATCAGCAGATTCATAACCTGACAGATAAGGAAATCACATACTACTACATGAAGTGGTTACAGATGGGAGGTAAAAACTCTACTGACGCAGTGCACAAACTTCATCAAGAATTCCCGACAACTCCAGAAGAAGCATTTCTTTCAACAGGTCAAACGTACTTCCCGACTGCGAAGGTGTTCTCTCAAATGCAGACTGTGGAGTCTGGCACTCGTGGAGAACTTCAGACAGATGAGAAAGGAGCTATTACGTTCCAGCCATTTAGTGGTGGGTATCTCGAAGTGTTTGAAAAACCAGAACAAGGGCAGCGATACATCATTGGTGGTGACACGGCTGAAGGTCTTGCTCATGGAGACAGTCAAGTGCTCTATGTGTTGAAACATAAAACGGAGGAATGCGTTGCTGTCTATAAATCAAACGTGCCCCCTGATGAATTTATTGGCGTGGCTTACAATTTAGGCAAGTGGTACAACTGGGCGCTGATGGCTATCGAGTCCAACAAAGACGGTCTTTGGGTAAATGACGGATTGGACAAGCTCGGGTATATAAATCTTTACTACCGAAAGGTGTTTGATGACATCACGAAGAACGTGACGAAATTCTTTGGATGGAAGACTACATCAGCGACTCGTCCGTTTGCTCTTGCTGCGCTTAAAGCTGTGTTCTTGCGAAAGGATCGAGGATTCCCAATGGCGATACTTACAGAAATGGTGACGTTCCTTCGAAACGCGAAAGGAAGACCAGAAGCCCTCGCTGGGAAAAACGACGACGTGGTGATGGCTGCGAGTATTGCGTATGCAGTACTGCAAGAAATTGGAAAATATATCGACACTACGAGCACGGGTGAAGGATTTTCACACATGAAGTCAATTTTTGGAGAAGATACTATTCCACAACCAGTAGTACCACAGCACCATTCAGATGTGGGGGTGCGTGAGTTATGATTAACGCATGGCGCGTAGAGTAAAAAGCCTCCATCATAATCTACAAGAAGGACAAAATGTGGTTTTTCATCGCGAGCATCGTTCAAAAAAGAATCGAAGGCAAAAAAGAAAGCCGAATGTTGTGATTTTGAATTACAAATTGTTCAAAAAGACCGGAATTGAGGAAAAATTTTATAAATGTTGACAGATTACTCCTTGTGTAATCTCAAAAGTCTAATATCATTGCATGTATGAGTGACTTCACTGGCGTTTCAGACGAAAAACCAACTCTTGATGATGGGACAGCCCCAGCAAAAGGAGCAAAAAAAATGACATCAACTTCTGATAAAGAGGCTTACATCTTTGTCGAAGACAAAAAGAAGTTGATGAAGCAGTCTCAGTACCGTACACGTTTTGATGAGCTTTCAAGAGAGATTTCTCAAAATATTATAAATACTACTGTTTCGTATGGAGAAAAAATTTATGAAAAAACAGGTTGGGGCTCGATGGTCTTTTATAACAAGATGTCAAACGGCGGATATGACATTAATGTCTACCCGCAAAAACTCACCAATCGTGACCAGAACCGATCAGGAGTCCCCGTCTCTCAAGAACCTATCGCACTTTCAAAAATTCTTATTGCAACATCCGTACTTGCTGGAAAGGTGCCGGACGCAGAAGTAATTGGTGACGATAAAATTTACAACAAAGCCGCTTATGAACTTTGGAAGCGGACATGGACTCTTAAGGGAGCCAACGGTCAGAACACTCTCGAGCGAACATACCAGAACCTACTCACATACGGGTGGGCTGCATGGCGTACGTACCCGCGTCGTGTTTCAGTGAAGCGAAAAGGTATTGATAAGATTCTTTTTGATGACATTTACCGCGAACCGATGGACCCAGATCGAACATGGCTAGGTATTGGTCAAAACATTGGAGACTACTGGAGTGCTTTTGAGGTGTACTACGAAAAAGACATTTTGAAAGATGAGTTCTTTAAGATGGTCCCTGAAGCGGAACAGTACAAGCGTCGAAAGGGATTCCTAGAACAGTGTGCTGTTTCTGAAGAAGCTCAAGCTGAAGACCAGCTTAAGTCACAGCATTCATACACCATTGGGTACTACGAAAACGTATTGCTTAACCGATATGTTGTTAAGTGTGGAAAGTACATCATCTACGATGGCGAACTTCCAAACGATGAATC